ATGCAAAGAGTTGATATTGCTGTTTCATCTAGTTTTCCAGATCCTAATACAAAGTTTCCAGGTGTTAATTTAGCTGGTTTAAGTTTAGCTTTAGAAGGCGGTCTTAACCTTGCTCTGGAAAGAGGTCTTCCTGCTGATATTGATATTTCTACACTGACTTTAGATTTTAAAGTTGAGCTGTTTAATGAAGCTTTGAAAATAGGACGAAAAGCGCCTAAAGGTGAAGAACAAAATGCAGCTGATCGTTATGTTGCAGATACACTTTTAAAAACATATAGAAAAAATTAGGAGTTAATGGTGAGTACAGATCCATTTGGCTTCAAAGACAAAAACCAATCTCCTTGGGAGCAAGACAGCCCATTTACGACCAAAACAAGTAATGCTTTTGGTTTTGAAAATTATCAAAAAGAAGAAGAGCCAATAGAACAATCTGATGCTGGTGAATTTACTAAAGGTGTACTTAGCGGTGTAGATACAGTTCAAGCACTGGCTGGTGGTGCATACGCACTTGCTGGTGAATATTTTGATAACGAAGACATGTTTCAAAAGGGTCTTTCCTACTATGAAGAAAACATGCGAGAAGCTTCAGCTTATGCACCAGCTGTAGGTTCATATAAAGATGTTGTGCGTGATGATAGTTTCTCTGGTGATTTTTATAAAACATTAGAAACTTTTGGTAGAGCTGCTGATTACATTAATTACATGGCGGGTAATGTTATTCCGTCAATAGGATCTAGCCTTCTTGGTGGTGGTTTTATTGGTTTTGCAGCAAAAAAAGGCACAGAAAAATATTTACAAAAGAAAGTAAAAGACTATACCCAAAAGGCTATTAATAAAAAATTATTAACAGCGTCAACAGTAGGAACAGTAACAGGTGCATTTGGTGTTTCATCATCACAAATCAGTGGTGATGCGTTTATGGAGATCTATGAAGAGACTGGAAATAGATCAACAACAGAGGCATTAATAGCAGGTGTAGCTGGTGGTGCTTTAGATATATTTACTCCAGTAATAGCATTAAAAAAAATTGGCGGCTCAGCCCTAGACGACACCCTAAAAAACTTAGGTCAAAACAAGAAATTTTATGACGGGTATTTTGCAGAAGTTCTAAAGACTGGAAGCATTGAAGGCTTCACTGAAGCCATGCAAGAAACGATTACTTTATCTGCTGTAGACGTTGCTAGGTCGGGAAATAATACACTTGGTAATTGGGGAGGAGAATTTAAAGAAAACTTCCAAGATCCAAACAACAGAGAAAGGCTTATTAATAGTGCTATTGCTGGATTCATTGGCGGCGGCGGAGTAAGTTTAGTTACTTCAAGCGTAAATACTGTTCAAGAAAAAAGAACCATAGAAAGACTGACTAATACTGGTCAACAAATTATAGATTCGCTAGAAGGAGGCGAACCTACAACTGTTCCTGAAAGAGTATCTTTTGATGAAACTGTAACAGAAGGTGGCTCTGGTAGAACTGTAGAAGAGCAAATACAAGACTTTGAAGAAGGCAGAGTAGCAGGCCAGACTCTTGCACAAGAAGATATAGATTTTTCTGTTACACCAGAAGGTAATGTTGTAGAAGGCGCACCTGATCCTAATGTGGTTGTCCCGCAAACACCATTTCAACAGTCAGAAAGAAAACCAAGCATTGGACGTCAAGCTTTAGAAACTCAAATAAAAGGACAAAAGTTAAACGAAGAATTAAACAGAAGAGAGGCACAAGTAGAAGAAGAAAGACAAGGTTTATTTGATCAATACAACTTACAAAGTTCACGAAAAAGAAAAGATAAAAAAATTAAAAAAGCTTTTTTTCCAAATATGACCGCTCTTGAAGAAGAGTATATAAATTTACAAAATCAAAATCCTCATCCTAATTTAGAGTTTTATCCACCTAATAGTATTTTGTCTATTGTAGATGCAGCAGGAGGCTTTGATACAACAAGTAATTCTGAATTTGATCCATTGCCTGGATTTAAGATCCCACAATACAGACGTAATCCTTTTAGAACTAGAAGCGGAAGAAAGGGAGAGAGCCGAGATGTCAAAAATATGGGCTTACAAAATATGGATGATGTTTATGCTTTGCTTAGAGAACAAATGCCTAATGTCATACCAGATACACAAGCTGACAATATTCCAGATTTAGCAATGGTAGAAGATATGATTTTAGAAGAAATTGAATTCTATCAAACGAATGGCACAAGCGGATCTGTTTTTACCCCTGACGAAAGTTGGGCAATAAAAGATCAAGAAAGAAAAGAATTTTTAGATTATCAAGAGCAAATAGAAAAAACACTTTTCAATCAATTAACTACACAAGAATTTAAGAAAGCACAGATAACTGAACAAGAGCTTGCACAAAAAGAAGAAACACCTGAAACTATAGCCGAAGCAGAAATAAAAGCTAAAGAAGATGCTAACCCAGAAAGAACTAGAAGAAACTTACCTGAAGATATACCTGAGAGCGTTGAAGCTGACACCACAGGAGCTACAACAGTTGAAGGACAAGGGACACAGGTACAAAGTGACAGCCCTACCCTTACCACCCAAGAATCAGATCAAGCCCTAGAAGATTACAAGGGTTACACAATTGAAGAACTTCCTACTAGAGAAGGCTCTTCTCCTCGCTATGCTGTAGTAGATCCTTTTTACGAAAGCAAAGACAATCTAACAGAATTCCCAGAACGAAAACCTGGACTAAGATCTTTGGGCGCAGCCAAAGACTATATAGACGGAAGGATTGCATTAGAACAAGAGTTAGAACCTGAACTGAAGCTAGACGTTGAAAGAGATGGTGTAGGGGCTACAGAAGATATATTTGCTCCAGCAGAAGAGATTGTTGAAGACTTTGCTCCTTCTCCTACTTTATTAAAACTTTTTTTAAGAAGAATAAATCGCGAAAACAAAGGAAAGGTATCCTATGCAATTCGTAATTTTAAAATTAATAACGAACTTATTACCACTGATCCTGATCTTTTTATAAATGAAGCGAAAGAGATATTAGATTTTTTTGATTTAATTATTCAGTACGGCATGCGACAAGATGATCCTGAAACTTTAGAAGGAACAACTCTTGATCTTGAAAAAGCAATACTTCTTGCTGATTACGATTTGTTAGATGTGCCTCTCAAAGATTTGTTGAATAGAAAAAATACAACAAAAATCTTAAAAAAGTTTTATGACCGCAGAGACGAGTTTGACAATCTATTAAATGATACAGCATTGTTGTTTGAAGAAAATTCTAGCAACACCAAAGAACAAACAATTAATGAATTTTTAAATACTAATACTAATTTATTAATTGAACAGTTAATTCAAAAATTAAGACTTGATGATGATACTCGTAGTAGGCGTAATCCTAGCCCTATTATAGAACAGCTAAGCGATGGCACTTTTGTAAAAAGAAAACTTGAGTGGGCTGACGCACAAGATACTGTAAATAATTTTACTAAAGACTATAAAGGATTGCGTGGTGTTAATTTTAGAGTTTTTAGAAACGCAGATGAAGTAGACGACAGAACTGGGTTTAGTCCTTTTGACAAAGCAGTTTACGATCCACAAGACGATACTATTTTTATTTTTGCGGATAAACACAGAGACGTTGATGATCTGAATAGAACTTTACAACATGAAGTCATAGGTCACTTTGGTTTAAAAGAAACTTTATCTACTAAAGATTTTAATGAGCTATTAAAGAAAATTAAAACTGGTAGATTGCAAAGCAAACAGTTTAAAGAAATTTATGATGATGTAGCTAAAAGATACAAAGGCAGAGACGATTATGTAATAGCTGAAGAAGTCATTGCTAGAGTTGCTGAAATGACTAATTTTGACAGTAAATTTTCACAAGTTGCTGATCAAATATTTGAAATTATTGCGAGAGGTTTAAGAGCTATAGGCTTAGTAAAAAACGAAATTACCTTGGCAGAAATCAGAAATATATTGCGCGAAAGCAATAACACCATCAAAGATAAATTAGTACCAGATCCCGAACTTAATGTAGTAATGACCAGAGCTGAAGCTATGGGGTTTGCTACTGGCAAAACTGTTTATCATGGCTCAGTTGGCAAAATAGAAAGATTTGATCCACGCAGAGCTAATCCTATGGGGCATTTTGGAGCTGGATTTTACTTTACCGATAATTTATATGATGTAGAAACTAACTATGCTGGTATAGATGGAGAAACTATATCAAGAGAAATAGAAAATATTGAAGAGCGCTCTGAAGATGAAGCAGATCGTCAATCAAGAATGCAAGAGCGTTTTGGTGAACAAGAACTAGAAACAACTATTATTCCTGCATTTTTGAAAATACAAAAACCTTTTGACTTAACCAAAGGCAATGTTTGGTTTGAGTTTGAATACGAGTATGACGAAGACGGCGACACCATTCCAGGTAGTCTAAGCGGTACTGGTATGGATTTAGTAGATGCCATTGAAACTGTTGCTTTTGAATTTGATGTGAATGAAAACACATTGCTTGGTGAACTAGAAATATGGGATGGGATTGAATCTAATGAATTAGTAAAACGTCTAATGATGGCAGAAGAAGTCATGTACGTTGAAGATGACAATGGAAATTTAGCTTCTGGAGAATTTATCAGAAGAGTAATAGAGGAAATGGGCTTTGATGCAATTATTCAAAATGCCTATAAAGCCTTTCCAGGCATGAATATTCCAAAAGGAACAAGACACTACATAGTCTTTGAACCTAATCAAATTCGTAGCACAGAAGCGAAGTTTGATCCTAATGAAACGGCGTCCGATTTTATCTATGCAAGAAAAGATGACGTGGTAGAAGAGGAAGGCAATGCTTTTAACTTACAAGATGAAAGACTGTATCACTATTACAAAAGAAAACTACAAGATAGTTTTGGTCGTTTTGCACAATTAGAAAAAGCAGCAGCCGAAACAAGAAATATTGATGGTATTCAAGCTATAGATTCTGTTTATGTTGCTGAAACTCTTTATACAGGAAAAGTAGATACAGCATTAATGAAATTTGAAAATGATGTTGTTAAATCTATAGGCAAGGCATTAGCTGAAAATAATATTGAGCAAAAAGAATTAGATCTTTATCTCTATGCCAAACACGCAGAAGAAAGAAACGAATACATAGCCAGTATTAATGAAGACATGCCTGATGGTGGATCTGGTATGACTAACGAAGAGGCCAGCATTGTTTTAGACAGAGTAGAAGAAGAAGGCAAAACAGAAATACTAGAAGTCATAGCCGAAAAAGTTTACGCAATTACCAGCGGCACTAGAGACTTACTCAGATCAAAAGGTTTAGCAGAAGAGGAACTGATAAATGCTTGGCAAGAAAATTATGAATTCTATGTACCTTTGAAGGGTACAGCATCTGATCAAGAACAGTTTGGTGGAGGTACAGGCAAAGGATTCAGTATCAAAGGTAAAGAATCTCTTAGGGCTATGGGAAGAAAATCAAAAGCTCACTCACCCTTTGCTCAAATTATTGCAGACAGAACAGAAAAAGTTATTAGAGTACAAAAAAATGAAGTAGGTAAAAAGTTTTTAAATTTTGTTTTGGAAAACCCTAGTAAAAATTTATACGAAGTATTTACAGAAGAAAATGCACCAGCAGTTAGGTCAATTCAAGAAAAGGTAGATCCTGAAACTGGAGAAAGATCTGAGCAAGTAGTTACTACCAATAGTTTATTTCAAGCAAGAAAAGAAACAGTCATGTTTGAAAACGTCACTATACCTAAATATTTTTCTGTCAAAGTTCCTGCTGTCAAAGAACTTAATACTGGCGAAGTTAAAGAGACTATAGACGAAGTCTTAATAGAAATTAAAGATCCACAGCTCAACTTGGCTATGCACAGAATGGGTGAGCAACAAATGGGTAAGATAATGACTGCTCTTATGAAGTACAACCGTTTTTTATCTATGGTAAATACTCAATATAACCCTGAGTTTATACCCACTAACTTCTCCAGAGACGTACAAACAGCTGTTGGTGCACTAGAGGGAGAAATGGCAAGAAAAGGTGGATTGCTAAGAGGGAATACCACTGAGTTGACCAAACAAATTTTAATGACCACTTTACCTAGAGTTAAAGGATTCACTAAATTTACTAGAGCTTCTTTAAGGGAAAAAGAATTAACAAACCTAACCGAGCAAGAAAAAGAAGACAAACAATACTATGACGAGTATTTAGAAGATGGCGCAAAAACAGCATTTTTCTATGCAAGGTCAGTAGAAGAAATACAACAAGACGTACAAGACGTTATAGAGGGAATGAATAAACCACAAACTGTAACTGGTAAAGCAGTAGAAGGCGCAAAATCATTCTTTAACCTTGTTGAAGATCTCAATACAGGCGTTGAAAATGGCGTCAGATTTGCTACCTACATTGAAGCTAGAAAGGCAGGAGTTGATAGAGCATCTGCTGCTTATACAGCTAAAACTTTAACTGTTAATTTCAACAAAAAAGGTGATTGGGGCAATAACCTCAATGCGCTTTTCTTATTTTATAACGCTTCAATACAGGGCATTGAAAACATAAGAAGATTTGGCGAAGCCTTAGTCATGTCTCCTAAACAAAACCAGTTGACTGGTAGAAATTTGAATAATCCACAAATACTAGCTTCAAGCGCTATTGCTCTATCGGCTTTAGCTGTTTTATTTAACGAAGGCGTAAGTGAAGAAGATGAAGATGGAGAAAGTTTTTATAAAGACATAGATGATTCTATTAAAGAAAGAAACTTTATATTTATGAATCCAGTTAATGGTAAAGATTATTTTAAAATTCCTTTGCCTTATGGATATAACATTTTCTTTAACCTTGGTACTGCTTTAACAGAAACAGCTTTAGGTCTAAAAGATCCTGCAGAGTCAGCTCTTTTTTGGTTGAAGGGCTTTACCAATTCATTTAATCCTGTGGGTTCATTTCCACCAATCCCTACTTTTGCACAGCCGTTCTATGAATTAGAAGCAAATGAAAATTATTTTGGCACTCCTATATATAAAGAAAACCAATTTGGTCAGACGACACCTGATTCATCACAATTCATGGGAAGAATGGACGAGTCTTTTGTAAGAAGAAATTATCTCGAAATAACTAGATACATGAATGAAGCAACAGGGGGTACTGTAAATATTTCAGGTGGTTTTGATATATCGCCAGATAAAATTGAACATTTAGTAGATTTTCACGTGGGCGGTGCAGGTCGTTTTATTGTAAATGCAGTAGACACAGCAGCTGATCTTGGAAAACTAAAAGTACCAGGTGTAACCCAAATACCATTTGTTAGAAGAGTTTATGGCAAGCCTAATCCTTTACAAGATATGAAGAAATTCTACGAAAGGACTAGAAGGTTAGATCAACTTAACAATGAAGCTGAGAGTCTACCTTTTGAAGAGGCTAGTATATTTTGGTCAAAACATAGAGAGCTTGCCATGTATGAAGAAATACAAAGCTACAAAAATGAAATGAAAGAGATTAGAGAGGTAATAGATTTCTATGAAACCTCTGATATGAGCAGAGTTGAAAAAACTCAAAATATTGAAAAGTATAAGGAAATGCTCAATTCACAATATAAACGATTTAACTATCACTATAACTATTACGAGGCATTATCAAAATGAATATCATATTAGAACGTCTGTGTTATCACCCTAAAGGGGTACTAGGTAAATTTCACTTAGATCAATATGAGTTATATACGATTGAGAAACCTTGGGTAAATAATAAACCTTACGAAAGTTGTATACCTGAAGGCCACTATACTTGTGAGCCTTATAGTTCAGAAAAATATCCCGATACTTTTGAGGTTATGGATGTTCCTGGTAGGACTAAAATATTATTTTGTCACATAGGCAATTTTCCAAAAGACGTACAAGGCTGTTTTGCTTTGGGTATGTCTGTAATGGGCGACAGAATAGCTGTTAGCAATAGTGCTATAGCTATGAAAAAATTTAAAGAATTGACCAAAGGGGTTGATCAGATTGAACTTACAGTTGCTAGTTACTACCCAGAATATCCATGAGAAGAGCCAGCAAAACTATAAATGTAATTGATACAACTAAACGCAAAAAGAAACATACTTCTATAGGTAGTGCGGGTAACTCTAATGTGCATGTCAAAAACAAACAAAAGAAAAGACAAAAGAAATTAAGCTATAGAGGACAAGGCAGATGAATGAATGGGTTAATGCTGTAGAAACGATTGGCATACCAGCCGTTGGAGCTATGGGTTTAGGTTATTTAGTATGGATGTTATTCAAAAGTTTAATAGCTGACATACATAAAAAACTAGATACACAACACAGCATGATCGTTGCTTTGATAGACAGAATTAGGCAAATGGATAACGACATGATTCGTATTGATGCGATGTGCAGGGCTGCCTTAAACATACAACCTGACGTTAATAGATTAGCTAGAGCTGATGGTCAAAAGGATCAAAGAAAAGATTAGGTAATGAAAGTATATATTAAATTTTTTTCTATCTGGATTGTGTGTGCAATTATTACTTTTGGGTTTATTGTTCCAAAAATTAATGCAGACCAGATGGTGCATAAGTTTAAAAATCCTAGTTTTTCGGGAAATAACACTAGCTCTCATTACTTAACTATTGAGAATCAAGAATTCAATAGAAAAGAAGCGGTTAGAGAAGAAATAAAAGCTTATCAAGAAGAGTTAGCAAGAGAAGCCGACAACACCACTTTGGCTAGATTTATTCGTAATTTGGAATCAAGAATATATGCACAACTTTCTAGGCAATTAGTTGAAAATCTTTTTGGTGAAACTCAATCTGAATTCGGAACATTAGAGTTAGAAGGCAACACTATAGAGTACGAAGTAGAAGACGACAAAATAACATTAACAATTACAGATGAAAATGGAGAAACCACAACTATTAGCGTTCCTACTGGTTCTTTTACTTTCTAGCTGTGCGTTAAAGAATGACGATTTGTTGAATAAAGGTGGTATACCAAACAACAAAATTACAGCTCCTAGTATTTTAGATCTACAGTCACAAGAATTAAAAGAAGTATCTCCCCCGAAAAAAAAACCAACAATAGCAATATACCCGTCTAGCTTCACTGATCAAACGGGACAGAGAAGAAGTAATAGTGAGTTTGCTTTATTTAGTACCGCAATTACTCAAGCTCCACACGCTTATTTATTAAGAGCGTTAAAGCATTCTGCTAATGGTCAATTCTGGAGAGTAATAGAACGTATAGGGCTAGACAATCTTGTAAAAGAAAGAACCTTAATACGATCTACCAGAGAAGGGTTTAAACAAAAAGAGTTGAGTCCGCTGTTGTTTGCGGGGTTACTCATAGAAGGTGCTGTCGTAGATTATGACGTGAACCAAAGAAGCGGTGGAGTTGGATTTCGCTATTTAGGCATATCCAGTAGCAACCAATACAGGGAAGATACAGTAACAATATCTTTACGCCTGATTTCGGTTTTAACTGGCGAAGTTTTGATAGAAGTCATGACAACTAAAACCATTTTATCTGTGGGTATATCTCAGGATGTTTTTAGATTTATAGAACTAGGAACAGAACTAATAGAGCTAGAAGGTGGATTTACAGAAAACGAGAGTGGTTCTATTGCATTGCAAAAAGCTATAGAGAAAAGTGTTTTAGAAATTATAAACATAGGTTATGAGAGAGGGTATTGGGAACATGAAGAAATTATTATTGAGCCTAGTTGCGATGACGAGTGCATTGCTGCTATTCGCGGCTGACAACGAAATATATATTGATCAAAGCGGTGGTACTGCTTTGAATTTAGACATTGAACAGATCAATGGATCTGGAAACCTCATTGGTGGTGCAACAGCTTCTGCTGGTTCTATGACACCATTAGATTTAGATGGCGCATCTATGAGCCTAGACATATTGCAAAAAGGATCTACAAATAAATTCTTAGGCGATATATGGGCTGATAGTTACACAGGGTATTTTTCTTTCCTTGGTTCAACAAACACTTTCAACATGCAAACAGATCCAACAAATACTTATGGGGCTGATTCTTCTGACGTAAACGTACAGGTAACAGGAAGCTCAAATACAATGACACTTAATCAAGCTACAAATTCTATTGCAGCTACATTAAATTTAGACTGGATAATTCAAGGTTCAAGCAACACCATCACATCATCTATAGATATAGATGGTGCTACTAATTTCATGGACATAGATGGTTCAGACAATACGGTTACTTATGATGGTGATGGGTATGCAGGCGGTTATTTTTACTTAGACCAGACTGGAGGATCAAGGACATTCAACATAACACAACAATCTACATCTGATAATGATTGGCTTAAGATTACATCTGTTGGCTCTAATGGGGTCGTGTGTGTTAATCAGTCTGATGCCGCAACAAGTTTTGTGTGCTGATTCCATAGGATCAGTTACAGAACTTAACGGCACAGCACGAATAGAAAGAGATCAATCTTATGATGCGTCTCTTGATTTTAATGTTGAGCAACTCGATTTTGTAAAAACTGCTGCGGGTAGACTCAAAATTACTTTTCTTGATGATTCTAAAGTTTCTTTAACAGAGCATTCAAAATTAAAGATTACGGAATATATTTTTGATCCTGATCCAAAAAAATCAAAATTAGCTTTACGCTTCACACAAGGCACAGCTAGATTCGTAACATCTAAACTAGGCAAGATAGCTAAACAAAATATTCAGCTCTCTACAGACACGGCAAACATTGCAATAAAAGGCACAGATTTTACCTGCACAGTTGATGAACTGGGTCGCTCTTTAATTATTCTTTTACCAGATAAATTAGGTTTATCTAGCGGTGAAATAGAAGTATCAACTGGTATGGGAACAGTTGTTTTAAATAAACCATTCCAGGCTACAACAGTTTCAGCTTTTGAAAACATGCCATCTAGTCCTGTAGTTTTAGATCTGTCTTTGGAGTTAATAGACAACATGTTAATAGTCTCAGAACCAAAAGAAGATAAAGATCAAATAGAGCAAACTGAATCAACAACTGCAAATGTATTTTTAGATTTTAATGAATTAGATATAGATTATTTAGCAGAAGACCTGTTAGAAAATAATGATCTTGAGTTTACTGAATTAGATATAGATCTATTACAGGTTAATTTTTTAGAAGATATGTTAAACGTGCTTGATGCTTTAGCTATAAAGAAAGAAGAAGATCAATTGGGTTTAGCTACAGGCATTAAAATTGTTGGTACTGATATAGGGCAAGACAAAGATACGCAGATTACTACGATTATACAGGGTCAGAATATAAGCATTAGACGTAACGTAGGTAATGCACTGAGATTAGACCTAGACGGATCTTCTGGTTACACATTAGTCATAATACAAAATGGTGTTTCTAAAGTAGTCACTATCAATGGTGGTGGCAGTTCTACAATCAACATAACTCAACAATGATTAAAGCATTTCAATGGCTATGCCTCGCAGCTTTATTGTCTTTACCTTTATTGTTTCAATTTAGTTTTACAGAGATATTAAAACTTAAAACTTTTGATAGGTTTGCACCCGTGCATGAGCCTTCAGGTTACTTCACCATATTAAATATAACTGAAGAGGATGTTGTGCGCGAAGGTGGATACCCTATTCCCAGATACCGGTTGGCAGAAATACACAGAGAAATATTAGAGGCTGGTGGTTTGGGTGTAGGCTATGGAATAACTTTTAGTGAACCAGATCGTATGGGTGGTGATAAAGTTTTTTCAGAAATTTTGCGCCTCAGTCCAAGCGTTCTTTCTATGTTTGAACACAATAACTATAAGTATCCAGATACTACTGGTGTGGTGTTGCTTGGTGATGATGTGGGAGGCATGACTGTAAAGGGAGTAACAGAAAATATAGATCTACTTAAACAAAGTGCTTCACAGGGATTGGCTTCAGCTCCTATTGATGTAGATGGACTTGTCAGGCGTATTCCCTTATTAATGAGAACTGAAGGCGGATGGACGAGCTCATTTGCCTTGGAAATTCTTAAGATTATGGCAGGGGCGGATAGCTATATAATAAAGACTAATCAAAATGGATTACAGGAAGTTGTAGCACAAGGGCTACCACCTGCGAAAGTAGATAGTTTAGGTCGTAAATTTATATCTTGGGTAGATACTAAACAAACAACATTAGAAGAATTAGATGTTGCTGAAACATTTGTAATTTTAGGAGTAACGGCTAATGGGGTAATGCCCCAGATCTCTACTCCAGTAGGTTTATTAGAACCTCATAAAGTACAGGCGGCCTTAGCTGAATCTATCTTGATTGATACTCCATACATTCCTGATTACAGTCTGTCAGCAGAACTATCTATATTAATAGTCACAACAGGTCTAATTTGGTTTCTATTGAACGTATTAGGTATTACTACTGGAATTATATCGGCAGGAATTATTATCGTTCTAACAGCGTATATGGGACGTTACATGATCCTTGAAGGTATTCTCATTGATGTAACCTGGACACTGATATCTCAGATCCTTACATCAGGCACAGCTTTCTATTTAAATTTTAGAACACAGTTCAAATTAAGACGACAAATCAAAGAACAATTTGGTAAGTATCTTGATAAAAGGATGATAAAGAAACTACAAGATAATCCAGAGCTTTGTCAGGTCAATGGCAAGCGTGTTGACTGTTCAATAATTTTTACAGATTTGAGAGGTTTTACAAATTTATCAACTCAAGTAGAGCCTGAAATGGTCACATATATAATGAACTCTGTATTAGATGCACAAGTAGATGCTGTAAATCAATATGCTGGAGTTACTGATAAATTCATAGGTGATGCGGGGATGTACCATTGGAATACAATCATTCCCCAAGAAGATCATCACAACTTAGCGTTAAAGGCTGCTTTGCAGATGCAAGAAAATTTGAAAGAACTAAACAAGAAGTTTATTAAAGAAGGCATACCTGAAGTTGCTTGTGGCGTTGGTGTGAACAGTGGAATTTGTAATGCTGGAAACTTTGGAAGTCGTAATAGATTCGCATTCTCTCTCATAGGAACACCATGTAATATTGCTGCAAGGTTAGAAAGTAGTACAAAAACTCTTGGCGTAAGTTGTCTTATTGGCGAAGAAACTGCCAAACATTCAAAGATACCTCTCAAATTATTAGAACCTTTATTAGTTAAAGGTATTGAAGAACCTCTTAAAGTATTTACTTGGGGTTAATTAAATAGCAAATTTTGCAGAACTAATTGCTATTAAAAAAGCTGGACTGAAAAGGACTGAAGAAATAATTACAAAAAAAACAAAGTCAGGACGGTACACATTCTCTCCTATATTAAGGGTTATTTAAAATCGGCTGGAAGATACAACATTAATTAAATCAATACAAGAATATAAACAGAATATATGTCTGAAGAAGAAAGAATTTTAATTTTTATACACGGAATGATTATTCCGATGATGTTTCTAGTTATCTTTTTATTTTAGTATAGCACTTTGTATAGCACTCTTATGCACCATAAAACGGACTTAATCGGTTTAAACCTTTTTAATCGGTGAAACGGGATTTGGCTTAAAAGCCTTTAAATCAAAGGAAAACCAGCTGGGAAGCTGGTGGGTCTGGTAAGACTTGAACTTACGACCTCACCCTTATCAGGGGTGCTATTGTTTAACAAAAATCCTTATTACAGATAACTTTCACAGCATCACATTTACAGGTATAGCACTATTTATAGCACTTTAATGCAACAACTCTGCATATTCGCGTAATTTTGCGTCCCTTGCTTTAGTGTATCTACGGGTTGTTGATTGTGTTTTGTGTCTTAACATTTCTGCTATATAAGACTCACTTACTTCTTGTTCAGCTAAAGTCGCACCAACATGATGTCTTAGGTCGTGAATTTTTAAATCTTTTATATTTGCTTTTTGTAAAGCACTAGCCCATGCTTTTTTAAAATCACCTAATCCGCCTGTAAGTTTGCTTTTGCCTGCAAAGACTAAATTTTTATGATTGCCTTTATTTCTTTTTAAAATTTGAATAGCTTTATTGTTAAGGGGTATGTATGCAAACTCTTCATTCTTGTGTTCATCCTCTTTGAATCTAATTCTTTTTTTGTTCAAATCTATTTGATCCCAGGTAAGATTTACTAATTCTGATTTACGCAATCCTGTCATAAGATAAAAGTTTATTGGGTCTACTAGATATTGCGGTAAAGATTTTTCTAACTTTATTCTTTCTTCTTCTTTTAAGTCTCTATGTCTTTCCACATCCTTACCTAATTTTTCTACAATAGGAAGTTTTTCTAACCAGCCTATTTTGTGAGCTTGATTGAGTATAGATTTTAATTGATTAAAGTCTCTGTCTATACTTTGCTTAGCCTTGCCATTTACTATTTGTTCTTGTTGTAATCTCCAGACAAGATCAGTATCTATATTAGTAAGTTTTTTTCCTTCAAGTCTTTTATTAAACCATCTAAGTCTTATTAACTCATTTTTGGCTGTTACATCTTTAGCGCCTAACCACCTGTCTCTAGCGTCTTCCCAAAACTTTCCTTTAAATTTATTAGGATTTTTTATTTCGTTGGATATTTGCGTCTTTTTTATTAAAGCAATTTTGTAAGCTTCACGTTGGTTAGTGGTTTCTGTTGAACCTGAATATACCTTGTTATTTATTCTGAACCGATAATACCAATAAGGTGATTTAGGTACTTTAATTATGTATTTATATTTACGCATTAGCTACAGCTGTAGCCTACGTTTACAACTAGAGGCTACTAACGTATAGAAGTTTCTCTTTTTTCTGTGAACTTTTCAAGTGAAGAGGGTTTAAAACGTATGATACGTTCTGATATTTGTATGTAAGGTAATTCATCGGACTTAGCTAATAATCTAACTACGTCTACTGAAACTCCTAATACTTTTGCTGTTTCTTTTGGTGTTAATAGTTGTTCCATAATAATAAGATAGTTGTAAGTCCCTGAGCGACTAAGGACTTACTTTAGTGAGTAATTTAATTCTAATTGGAGAATTCACAAGGCGACTATCTCAACTGCCTGTTAAACAATGCTGCTATATGACTTAATTGTCTTTTTTTGTCTTTAACGTCTTTTATTGTAGTTATTTTTCTTTTAACTTCAGCGTCTTTAAATTGAACGGGCTTGTAACCTAAACTACAAACTCTCATTACTATATTTTTTTGAACTAAAGATTCTAATTGATACCAATGATTTTTTTCATCTTCTGTAATTCCACAGGTTTTACAGACTGGTTTAGTAAAAGTTTCTATAGCCGCTGAAGTTCTTGCACAATCGGGGTCGTTTGGATCAATCCAGCAACTCATATTGTCACAAGGTCGGGCTGTTAGTTTCTCACTAGGATTCCACTTGGAGGTAGAACGGCAGTAATCACTGCCTTCTGACTCATATAAAGGATGGAGAGGTATCCCGTTGATATATGAAGTTAGTCGTTTTTTCCCATGATCCATAACAGCCCCCTGATTTTATTCTTTTTCTACAACAATTTCGGCATCATCCACTACCCCTACTTCATCTTGCAAACCGCTTGGTGCTTCTGCTTCTTGAGGTTTAGGAATGGTAAATCCAGTCTGTGGTAATGCATTATTGAGTTCTTGTGCATTGGCCTCTAATCCTTGTAAAATTAATCTAAGTACTTCATTGCATGTATTTCTTATTTGATTGTTCTGCACATCCCTAATAATTAATCTTTTAGCATCATCTGAAAGAATGTTTGTTGGATACAATCTAGGCTCACCGCCTATTGTTAATGTAATTTCTTCTATTATGTTTCCATTTTGGTCTTGTAAATCTGTCATTTTTTTCCTTTTTTATAATAAATCATCCCTATGGATTCTTACTTCCATAGGAGCTTCAAATTCAAGATCTACGACTTCGTGATTAATGCCTTTGACCTTTTCTTTGTAAGTTTCTTTACACCTTATAAAAGTATCACCTAATTTTGTTTCTTCGCCTTCTTCTAAATTAAGTTCAACGTAATCGACGTAATTAACTTGTTTGGTTAATACTTCTAGTTCAGCAGTTCTTTTTTTAAGATCAACTTTTTGTACTCTAATCTTATGATCAAAAGTATTTTTTAAATTGTCTTTATCAAGGGTAGTACCCAAAAAAATTACCTCATCCTTGCTTCGTCTGATTGTTAATCCTGGCATCTAGCCTCCAAATGGATCGTTTATATCAGCAGTCGGTGAAGGAGGAGTTTGACTCTTAGGTTTCCAATTATTAACTTCGGCATAAGGTTTTCCGCCCTTACTGTTTTTAAATTGAATGTTTAGATAAGCGTCACCATTAGCCTGTGACTCTTGTGCTTTCTGTTGTATCCAAGGTAAAAATTCTTCTAATTTGAAACCAAACTCAGCAAGAATAAAATCTTGCTTGGGTGTGCTTACATATATTCCTTGTGCAAACTCTTTATCGTTTTCCATATTTATTTCCTATTTTTTTGAGGGAGGTGAAAAGACTAATGATTCACTTCCTTTATTTCTAAAATCCTCGACATTAGCCCCAGCAGATTCAATTAATTGATATATGTCTGCTTGGTATTTTTTGACGATGGCACTATTATTGATAGATCCAGCAGTTACCTTTTTATATAAACGATAACCAACTGAGTTAGCAATTCCGTGATAGGGTTTATCTTCTAAATATTCCCTATAAAGTTCTTTTTTTAATTCATCTGATTCAGACTTAAATTCATCCATAAAATTTTTAAGTTCTATTAATCTACCAATCCTTTGATCTTCTGTTGTTATGTCTTTACCAACTCTGAATTTTTCTCTTTCTTCTTCATCATTCACAATGTTGTCGTATAGATCTTTAAAACTTTGTAACTTTATAAAATGTTCAGACCAAAATTCTTCATTGCGTGCAATTTTTTGATACCTTATCTCTCCATTCACATACTCTATAAATTCGCATGCTCCTAAATTACAAACTTGCATAAAGTGTTGAATCTGTCCGTAATATGCTTTCTTTACTTGAAATAAATTAATCGTTTTATCAGGTAAAAGCGTAAATTTTCTTGGACATTTAATTTCTATACCTAAGCGATTTCCATCTTCGTCAATAACAATTCCATCAGGAGAAGCTCCCAACCAGTCGTATTCATCATGCAAATGAAAATACAAAGAATTCTCTTCCATTGTGTGTCCAGTCTCATCTAAATATGCAAACCGAGCTGTATCTTCAAAGTCAGTTCCCCTTTGTACATCAGGATTGTTTTTTAACCTTTCTTGTAATTCAGAGGGTGCGCCAATAAAAGATCTTATTTCTTCTCTGAGTAAGTCTCTTTCGGCTGATTTACCATATGCAATTTGTCCAGACTTAGAAGCAGTAATAATACCTTTTCTTTGCTCTAGCCATAAATCTGTTCCTTGTTCGTGCCTATCTTGTATTCTTCCCATGACTAAACCTCAGTAAAATAATTATTAATAGAGGTTCTTATTGTGGAATAAACTGGTTTCAGTTTTTCACTTTGTATGGTCATGGTTTTAGCAAATTCTTCTGCTTTTTTTAAATCTGTCATACTTAACCAGCTGGCTATTTCTTTTTGAGATTTAACCTGTGTAATTTTGTCTAAATCTTTTGGATTTATAATAAATTTTTCATAAGGTAAATCTGCATACCAAATCTTGCCATTTGGTTTAGCCTCTTTATTTTCATAATCATCTTGTATAGCTTGTGCATCATCATCATCTGAACCAATGCCACAGGCATTAGAAAGGGAATATTTACGAGCGTACGTAAGCGCTCCACCAAATTTTTGAGGTGATAGATTTTCAGCTGGAATAAAAAACCATCCAGAATGTAATTCAGATCCATGACCATAGAATGATGTTTGTATCATCACACCTTTATCATGTGGTTTTTGATGTTGAAAATACATTATATTTTGTTTACAAAAAGAAGTTTTAACAGCCGAAATTATTGACTCTATAGAGGCATGCCCTCCGTACTGTCCAGTCTTATCTTTATAAGCGTGATCTATATTTAATTGAGCTTTGCACCAAGCTTCTACAAATTCTTGTGTCAGCGTTGGTAGAGGAGCTGTATGCTCCGTATCTTGATTTGATCCTAAGTTTTCCATAATTTTTCCTAATAATCTTAATTGTTATAAAAATGTTATTAACATACATTTCATGTTTAATAACTCTTATTAGTAGTTATTTTAGGGAAATTTTTTTTTATTGCTAGTGTTTTGTGTCTTTTTCTATCTCAATGATAGACAAATATAAAGCGTTAAAAAGTATTTCGTCATGTTCCATGCTATAAGATTACTATCAATAAAAGAGAGGTCTACAGATATCGTAGGGATTATTTGGCGGTAAAAAATTACCGTAAAATTTTTCAGTTATTTAAATTATTGTTTTATTTTCTGAAGCTTCGCAGTCAATTGAGCTGGTGTTATGTCAGAAGTTATTGCTTGAGAAAAATTTAATAAACTTATTTTTTGTTCATCAGTAATCGCGTCTTTTAAGAAACTAAATGTTCCCCCAGATGAATAAGTTTCTAATTGGTTCATCATCATTTTCAATCTTTTTTCAACTTGGTTTTTGCAATAATGTAGAATTTGACTTCTTACCTCTTGATCATAAAGGGTATAACAAACTGTTCTTCTATCTTCAGGGCATGATTCCCTACGAATAATTTTTAATTTGATACCAGACTGTAATTTCTTTTTTACCATGTCTAAACCAACTATTTTTAATGATCCGTTTTTTGCACGGGGTAAGCCGTCGTATATCTCTATAGGCCTTACTGCTTCGCCTTGACTTTCTGCTTTTAAAAATTGGATAAGTATGTGGTAACCCAATCTGTGAGTCATAAAATAATCCCACCATGGTTCACTTTTGTGTGAAGAAAGTGAAGGAAGTTCCATGTGATTGACCTCAATCCCCATTAAATTTCTACCAGTTTTATCTGTTATAAAATCTTCTTTTGACATAACCTCTCCTTAGCTTTATATCTGTTGCGATTTCTTTGAGGTATCTGCTCCTAGTAACTCTAAATCTTCCATAATTCGGTTTGTGTTTAAAGTGCCTTCCGTAGCTAAAATATTGTAATGCCTGTTGTAGAGTTTAGATCTAGCTAAGGCTGATATTTCTATCCCTAAGTTATCAATTAAATTTTCAGTAGCTGTAACGACTTGTTCAAATTTACCAGTGTCTATAGTGGTAGCATCATTCATAGATCCTTTACCAGTAACTAACCAGGATAAATTTATATTTAGATCATCACAGATTTGACATAGAATTTCTATTCGTGGGAACGTACCATGCGCCCACTTATTAACAGCCTGTTGTGAACTGTTATAGCGAACTCTTAATTCGTAGTTACGTCTTGTTGTTGGAAAATTACGAGCGTCTAAAGCTTGTGTAAGTCTTTTTGAAAATCCTTCCCTGATATGTTGAGCTATCGGTTCTTTTGTCATTTATCTTAATAAGCTTATTAACTTAAAATCCTATAATCTTAAGTTGATTATACTCTCATATAAGGTAAAAACGCAGCTTTTATCTAGCTTTTCTTTACTATTTGAAGTGTTAAATAACTACTGTTAGTGGTTATTATTAATGTTATCAATACTGTGCCTTGTACTTTGACTGTTGTTGTGTGTAAAATGCAAAAATGGAGTTTAAGAAAAAAGGATAACGAAAGATCAATGTGCATAGAGGCTTGGAACTGGGCGTGGAAAGTTGAAGGACTCACTCCAACTCGTAAATTAGTGTTATTGGCAATTGCTGATTACGCCGATCCGCACACAAAAAAAGCTTATCCCAGTAATGGACACCTTGCCCAAAGGGTTGGTCTTAAAGATCCTAAAGGCGTGCAAAGGATCATTAAAGAATTAGAAGAACTTGGTCATGTCAAAAGGACACCAAGGTATAAAAATGAGATCAAGGGACAAACTTCTAATTACATAACATGCTTAATACCCGATGGGCTTATTAACACCCCTCCCCACCGCTTAGATGCCCTCCCCCCCACCGACAGAGCGCACCCCAATACATTAGAGGATACAAAAGATAAACCAAGAAATAGTAAAGAAAGAATTGCTGAAGAATTATTATTTTCAATCAAGGAGATTTATCAAACTCATTTTCCTGATCATAAACAAAAAAATGTTTCATCTGAACATCAAACATTAATAGTAAGTTTATTGAAAAAACCTCCTAGGTTTGAAGATGAAGGACAGCTCAAAAAACAACCAGTAGACGATACGCAATGGTGGGAAGAATATTTATCTTTCTGCGCCTTGTCTGATCAATTGGTAAATGGCTGGCAATTTGAAGATAAACGCAAAATTCCTGATCTGGAATTTTTGATAAGAAGAAGAACATTGGGAAAGGTATTCAATCTTGATTATCACCCACAATTAAAAGGAGCGAAAAAGTGAAGAAATTTCAAAGTATAGAAGCGGAGAGAGGTGTTTTAGGATGTATTTTATTAAAGAATAATTTATTAGGAACAATTGATCTAAGTCCAGAATTTTTTTCGGATCAAGCCCACGCTGAGATATGCAGATCAATGCTTAGCTTAATGGACAATAAGTTAAACATAGACATTCTGACTGTTAGCGAAGGCTTACCAGAGCACTTGGCAGATACAGTCATAGACATAGCAAAAAATATACCAAGTACGGCTAATTTTAATTCTTACGTCCACATACTTAAAGAAACTAAACAAATGCGCGACCTATCAAATAGTGCACAGAAGATAGATGGCATTCTTTTAAATGGAGATAATTTTTCTGAAAGCTTGAATGAAGTGCAGTCTATGTTTATGGACACACAGGTTAGCAACAGCGAACCCAGATTGATAAATGATATTTTACAAGAAGTCTTACAGGATGTTTTTGATCCTGATAAATCAAAGCTGATTGGAGTTAAGACAGGGTTTGCAGACATGGATAAAAGGATAGGCGGTTTTAAAAAGGGAAATTTAATTATTTTGGCGGCTAGACCTGGTATGGGAAAAACCACTTTAGCCCTGAACACCTGCTGGAACATTGCCAAGCAAAACAAAAGATCTTTATTTTTTAGTTTGGAAATGGAAGACAAAGAAGTAGTAAGAAAAATCATGTCTCAAGAATTGAGAGTGACAAATGAAGATCTTGATAATGGAAATGTATTTAATAAAAACAACAATGTTTTGAGCATTCAAGACGTGGTTAAAAATAAACAGTTTTATATTGATCAAACGCCAGCACTTACATTGGCGGAAATGGGAGCTAGAGCAAGGAAGCTTAGTATGGAGAAACCATTGGACTTTATAGCGGTAGATTACATTCAATTAATTAACGAGAAGGCATTAAGTAGAACTGAAGAAATAAGAAAAATTTCAGGTGGTTTAAAAGCCCTAGCAAAAGAACTGGGTTGCCCGATTTTAGCTTTATCACAATTAAACAGATCGGTAGAAACAAGAATAGACAAGAGGCCTTTATTGTCAGATTTAAGAGATTCAGGATCTATAGAACAAGATGCAGATATTTGCATGTTTATTTATAGACCAGATTACTACGAAGAAGACCAATCAAAATTCACCCATCATAGTGAAATCTTGATTAGAAAGTTTCGTATGGGAAAACCAGGAACTGAATATTTGATGTGGGATGCAGATGTATCTTCATTCAAGGATGTTCCAGAGGGATGGATGCCTCCTTTACCAGAGTCGGCTGAGGTAGTGAATCAACCATTTGGTAAAAGAGGAGTTAGAAAGATTAATCCATTTGACTAAGCGTTAGGAGGCGCAGTTATGTGAAAAAATGCTCAGCCTGTAAAGAGCTGAAGCTAAAGGAAAAGTTTTATAAAGATAAATGGAAAAGAGACTTATTAATGTCTCGTTGTAAGGAATGCGAAAAAAGATTACAGAGAGAAAGATATAAGAAAAATAAAGGAGTGCCAGATAAGGTTTTGAGAATACAGGAATTAGCAATCCAATGGTACAAAGACACAAAGAGAATAAATAATGGATGATTTTTTAAAAGAAAATTACGCAGAAAGAATAAGAGAACACGCAAGAATAATTGAAGAAGCTGAAGTAGAACTTTTTAAGGCTGAAGCAAACGTAAAACATCTGCGAGCTAATTTGATGCTTAACGCAGAAAAGAAAGGTGTTCGTTCAATTTCTGGGCAAGAAGTAATAGCAGATGCTACAGATGATCTGAAAGAAGCTCGTGAGTACGTTGGAATAATCAAAGGGAGATTACGCGGAGAAGTTACAAGATTAGGTGCAACTAATACTGAGGTTGAAGTAGAAAAAACAAGACACGTTACCAATAGACAAGAAATGAGAGCATACGGGCATGGCACTTAAAGGCAGAACACCAACCAAAGCAGAAAAACAATGGATGGATAAGGTATCACAGTTTGGTTGCATTATTTGTTATGAAACATTGAATATTCCTCATGCCTGGTGTGAGATTCATCATTTAGATGGCAAAACTAAAAAGGACGCTCATTTTTTAACTATTGGATTATGTTACAAACACCACCGCGATCAGTCTAATCATCCTATGTGGGTATCCCGACATAAAAATAAAAAACAATTTGAAGATAGATACGGAACTGAAGAATACCTTTTAGAAAGGACTAAATTTTATATTAACTTATGTGTTACTTAGCTATGAAAGAAGAATGGAAAGAAGAATATGAGCAGATAAAAAAAGAGCTGCTCAACAGTAAAGAAGCTGTTGGTTTTAAAGATCAAACAGATATTTTAGTTGAAGAAAGAGGCAGAGATTATGGATCTCCAGATATATTTTTTTCGCAACTAGCCAAAGCAAAAGAAGGAATAACTGGCATACCTACTAGCGCAAGCAGAGAAGTAGGCTACATGCTTCTGTTTAAGGTTATTAGATACATAAACAATCCCAGTCATATTGATACGCTGGACGACATAGAAGGTTATGCAAGAATAGGAAAGATGCTTGCTAATACTAATCAAGATAAAGATATGCACGAAAGTTAATTGAAAGTTGACCACGTACACCACGCAAGGGAAATGGGGGGTATGCTGGATCATCAAGAACGCATGGACTATTTGCAGACAGTTCCTGAAAAAAACAGAAATTTGGTATTAAATTTAATGCCTATCTTTCTCTCCGTGACCATAGCCAATATAAATACATCTGCAAAAAGAAAAGAGGCTTTGGACAACATACCGGAAGACGTAACTTTTGCACATGAAAGCAGTACAGTAAAAAGTTTTGTTAAAGCAAGAGTCATACACCTCTTCAATGATCCTGAATCTAAATATGCAAAACGCTTTTAAGTCTGATCTAAATATAGGGGTAGACATTGAAAAAGCTGTGCTTGATCAATTGAAAAAGAAGTTTCCATGTGCCGTGCAAATAGGTGGAAAGTTTAAAGATTATGATATTTGGATACCTGAAATACATAAATCGATAGAGGTTAAGAGTGATCAAAAATCACAATACACAGGTAACTTTCTTATTGAATGTGAAATGTATGGTAAACCCAGTGCCTTACTTTCCACTAAGGCAGATTATTGGGTTATTTATGATGGATTGGAATATAGCTGGTATAGGCCTTCTAAGATCCTTGAATGTGTTGTAAGAACACAATTAACACCAGCCAGGTTTACTAGCAGAGGAGACACAACACAAAAGCTTGCTTACTTAGTGCCTGTTAAGTCTTTAAAAGAGTACAGGGAAGAAAGAATTAAATGAGCACGATGGTTTTATATTTAGAAAGTTATTTAGATAGTTGTTACAAAAGCTATCTTAAAAGATGCAATGTAGAAAAGATAAAAACTATCGTAAATAAAGAAGAATTTAGGATGATTTTAGAACATATATACGAACAGGAGGACATAGAAAATGACTAAAAAGGAACAAATAAAAAACTTATTGAAAGAAAAGGACATTAATTTCAATGACGTAAAATTTATAGCTAACAACCCAAGCGGAATGAAAGATTTAGATTTTCCCAGAGGCTGGTGCTACCAAGTTCCTGGTGAGAAGGTTTGGAGAACATTAGGCAAGAATTCGGACGAGGCAATAAGAAACATTAAAACTAATGGGAAATAAGATGGAAGATTATAAGGTTGTTTATATACACAGAGAAAAAGAAAAATGGATTCCCATTGAAGAGACTCCAGTGCAAGAATCATTTATGTATTTGATAACGGGTAAATATGTTGATGGTGAAGAATTTTTACATCCTATCAATGAAAGTCCACAAAAAGCCTCGATAGCCTACGCAAGATTTGGGGGGCATGTTGGATATTATATGCCCGTCCCTACTCCTCCTCCATGTAGTCAGGTAAGTTAACAGATGTTCTCTTTATGTAATTAGCTTTGTTCTTACACCTTCTTGAGCAGTAAATTTTACTCATCCTGGTTGAAACAAATTTAGATCCACAATACAGACAATCTTTTGTACGATCATCTTCAAATCTACTTACTTTTTTTTGTAAAACTTTGAGGTTTTTACTGGCAAAACCAGTATTGTTTAGATCTCCAAGCAAATCTATTAACACCCTAGATTCTTTTCTAGTGAATTTAATTCCTGACATTATTTTCTATTTGCGTAAATGCCTTTAAGCTTTTCTTTGGGCATATATTCGCGCATTAAATCGTCAAACAATTCTTTTCTTACTTTTGTTTTATCTTTTGCAGTTAATGAAGATCTGATAATTAGATCTGAGATTTTAGGCTTAAAAGTTTTGTGATGGTTTGCTTCGTACACGCATTCATCACACCAAGCCCAAGTTATTTGCCCGTGAGTATCAGAGTTAAAATAAAAACTATTTAATAAAGTTTTTTCCAAGACCTATCTTCCTCGCTAATTTTTTTATCCACTCTCTCTCTTCTTCCTTTTCTCTTTTAGATCTTTCCTGAATTTCATAATTGATATTTCCTTCACGATTGATCTTTATCATTTCCTGTATGTGTTTACTGTCTGAATGCGCCATAGCATGCCTCCTGTTCTGTTTGATACTGTGTTTCTATTGCCTGTGTAATCTGCGGATCTTTGAAGTTAAACTTCATAGCTTCATCTATATTTTTAAATATCCGAAATTCATCACAAACAACCCTGCAAGCTCTTTCAACCATTTCTAGCGGATAGCTTGTGCAACTCTCCTCTATTAATTTTTCTTTTCTAAAATCACTATAAAAAATAAACTGCCAACCCTCTGCGTTACCTAAAGATAAAAAATCTTTTGCATGATTTGTGTAGTCAGGATAATTTTCATCAGAAATTGATATTCTTTGAATTTCAGATCCAGTGATATTCTTACAAATTTCTAAAATTTCAGGATGACTTGCGTACCAAACGTCAACATGTTCCAGCTGGCGCTTAACTATTAATTGCTTATTACTCATATTAAAACCTTTTTGCTCTTGTTGATTGTACCATTCAGCAAATTTTTTTTAGGGTTTTTTGCTCTGTTAATCCTGTTTCTTATGTGGTCGTCTAAGGTTTGATAACCTTTACCCTGACAAGCAAAACAATACCTTGAGGGTTTCCATCTATAACGACCTTCTGCACAGTCAGGCGCATCACATTGTTTATATTTATACATTAGCTTTTCTCCTTAACAGTTAGATCATATTCAGCTTCAGTAAGATAAGAATAAGACTTTAGAAACTCCTGTTTAGTTAATATCTTGAAGTCTTTCATCTTCTCTTTGTCGGTAATAAATGATGTGTATTCCATTAGCTTTGCCCCTTGTTAAAAAATCCGCTCAGTATGTCTTCAACCTGTTCAGATATATCCATAAATTTATTTTGAGCATCTTCGGTATAAACTTCACCTCCGTTTTCGTCTTCTGTCCATACAGGGTCTAAAGCGGAATATTCAAGAATATGATTAGATAAGGTTGAATATAGTTCTATCCAAGTTTCAGAGGGTATAGTTATTTTGTTCGGATTAGCCATTAGTTTTCTCCTTTAATTTTTTTCTAGCTTCGGCGGATCTTTTTTTTCTTTCCCACAGAACCCTGGTTCTTGGTTTAATTTTGTTAATAGTCATGGCTTTTAAAATAGATCCCGCAAAGGTGTCCCTTTTGGCACGTCTTTTGGTCTTGGTTTATCTTCGATTAAGCTATTACTAAAACGTTTCTCAGGTTCAATAACTAGATCTTTAGCCAGTGCGTTAATGTCGTAATCTATCAACGCCTCAAGATCTTTAATCTCTTGCTCTAAAATGAGCGCTTTAGATCTGAATTTATATCTTGGGTAAGTATCAGCCCAACCAGTTTTAATTTCTTGTTGTTTGCTTTCGATCAAATCATCTACGCGCTCTAATCTTTGTTGTATTAGTTTCTTATACATGCCGACCATACCCCAACCACCAAGAAGAAACGGTATATTGTTCTTCTTTGCAGTCGTTACAGTAACAATCCATTTCTGCATTTTTTCTGAGGTAGCTAGAAAAATCGTTAAATATATGAATATCAGGACTAGCACATTCATTACATAGCCATTTACTAACATAGGCCTCGTCTTCATAGAAATAAGTAGTCATTATTTGTTTACCTCTTCTAATGACATATTCAAAACTAATCTTTTTATTTACATAAAAGCGGCAAGTACTAAGACCATAAACCCAGCCCGCGTTGGCTTCCGTTGAAACTGTTGAATTATCATCAAAGGTAAATATATATTTAGGGTTTCCATTAATAGAATTTTTACCTCTTACGCATTCAATACAGTATTTATTTGCTATTTGTTTAGCACTCATCAGCTGCCTCCTCTTCATCACCATAATTAACGAAAATCATTTTTTCCTCTATCCACTTTTCGTCAATACCATCTTTTACTAATTTTTCTTTCATCAACTTTTTTAGCTTTTTTGAATCAAGTTCTATCATCTATTCTCTCCTGTTATTAATACCGCGAAAGCCCCCATTTAAGGAGGCAAGAAGAACGGGAATGCTTGGGGTACACCCCCGCTCTAATTTTTATTTTTCGCGCGCTAGTTCCAGCGTATGTCTGTCCTCCACTGCTAAACGGTTATACATAAGTCTGCCTTTGTTAATAAGCCTAGATGCTTCGTTAATACTAAGACCATAAATGTCTGCGGTTCTGTTTACAGTTATGGTTTTAAGGTGATAAGTCTCAAAGACTTGTAAGGCTTTCGAGTTAGGTTTATTCATGCGCGAATACTCCCGATCTCATTAGCCTCAGTAACGTACTCAGATAATGTTTTTGAAGGTTCAAAGTGAATATCCCTTTCAATGGTCAAACCGAAAGGAAGCGTTAAAGCTTCCAGCTCTTCCAGAGACACATAACCCAGCTCAGGAAAGCCCATACCTAGGTCACATAAACCAAATAAAGTCCGATCTTCTTTGTTGTATCTACTTATTAACCAAGTGGCTGAGCCAACTGGATTAAAAAGCTTTAGATAAGGTTTATCTGTCATTGCATTGCCAATGTTTTTTGATAGTTTGGCTTCTATTTCTTTAGTTATTAATTTCATAATATTTATATAATTTTTAATTCAGGGTGATTAAACATTGCCGACCAATCCGCTTCCCCTCCGAATAGATCGCTCATGTCAGAAGGTTTAACTTGAGAGGTTAGTTTGAAAAATCTTGAATGGTAATACTGGCGGTCTTGGTATCCGTCAGGCGTATCAAAATCCTCAGCAATAGAAACCCACCAAGAGCCATTTTTATATAAATACAGGTACTCATGAAATAGAGCGTTTGCATCTCTAACAAAAGCATACTCAGAACCATGCTCATGCGGGCAATCCTCATTGGATCTACTTTCGTTAATATCCTCTATGGTAAATTTTAGACTGGATATGTAGCCATTATTCACAAGCTCTTTAGCTCTCTCGAAAGAGTTCCAATGTGCTAAAAGGATAGCCCCGTTATAAGACGGGTAGCCATCCATATGGCAGTAAGTGGACGTTATCCAATTGCTATCCTTTTGGTACGCGATTAAGCTTCTTGTACTCATTTTTTTACTCCTTATATTAGTGAATCCAAACTTGTAGGCGGTACTTTTACCTCAAAGTGAAAACGGCAAGATTGCATAATAGAAATTGCTTTTTCCCAGTCTTGATCTTCTAGCAGTAGTTCTAAAATTACAGCTATTTCTTCTTCATCAAAATTAGTTTTTTCTTCTAATGCACACATAACATCCACATTAATAAATTCTTGCATTTCATTAGAATTTTCTGTGTCTATATAATTTCTCCAAACACCGCGCTCTGTTACTTCAAATTTCATTTGAGTTCCTCCCCGTTATAGGTGTAGAACTTATCAGCTAAGCCCTCCAATTCTCCGAACTTGCCGCAAGCTGTAGCCATCCCGTTAAATTCTTTGCAGAACTTATCGGCATTGTGAAAACTGCACCTAGCCAGTGCCTTATGTAGCATATATAAAGCCTCTGCAAAATCTCCACACCGGGAATCTGTAATTCCCAGATCCTTGCACAAGTAAGCCCTCATGTATTTAAGGTTATCTTTATCATTTACAAAGTAATGACCGCTATAGTCATCCTTCATTATTTCCGACCCGTAATATGTTTCGCTCATATTTTTTTTCTCCGATTATTAAAATTAAAGGTTTGCACCCCATTGATCCGCCATCGCCTTTGCAAGCCCATGGTGAAATTTGCTTCTAACTTTCCAGCGATCTTTACTCGGGCTGGCGTTATGAATATCTTGTCTAGCTGTCTCCTTGTTTAAAGATCCTGTGCTATTTAATTTAGGTAGATTCTTGAGCCATAAACAAGTTTGTTTTCTTGTGTTGTCTTCTGAATCTATATGTTCTGCGTATTGGTAAGGTTCAACGATCTGTGTTGCCTTCCAATCAAAATAACTATTTGAATATCTGCTAATCCTACGCTTTGCAAAATGATGCATGATCGGATTTTCCATGGCTATTCGTGGGACGTCTGCATTCCAGAGATCTGCAAAGAGAGAAGCTCCCTCCTCCAGTTCTCCTAAAACTTTTTTCATCCATTGTCTTTGAGTCATGCCAGCACCCATTTTTCTAGGTTTCTTTTTGAGGTGTTGTACTCCTGAATTACAAAGCCGAGTACACGGCGGATGTGCCACCATTAACATATCCCAAGACTCATAAAATAAAACGTCTCTAACGTCATCTTGTATATGCCTATTGGTTTGCGTGTCTGCTGGTAAGACGTCACAACTCCAAACGTCATGCCCTTTATCTAAGAAGGCATCCCGTACTATTCCGCTCGTTTCACATGCAATTAATATCTTCATTCGCTCGCTCTATTTGTCTGTGTTAAGCGCTATCTTATAAGAATTATCGATTAACACAAGTTATTTAACTACTATCAATAGTAATTAATTTCTCTCTCACAATTGGCAAGGTATAAATTCTCACCATGCAAGAAGAACACCTAGAGAGAAGGTTAGAAAATGTGGAAACAGAACTCCGCGGAATTGCTCGCACGCTTTCCAGTCTTGCACGCATTGAAGAAAAACTTTCCAACGTTAATCATTTCATACTTGACCACGAAACTAGGCTTAGAGTTTTAGAAGACTCAAGCGCAAAAGGTTCGGTAAATATCAAAATAGCAGAGCGTGTAATTTGGATCGTTCTTGCTGGAGCTTTAGCATCCCTAAATATAATCAATTAGAACTTTTAAAATATCTACATGGATCTAGGTTTTCACCTCGCAGATCTGTAGATCTAAAAATAGATCTTGAGCCAGCCTCGGAAGTTGGCACTTTTACACCCATTGAAGAAACCAAATTTTGTAATTTTTGCGGTCTAGCCCTAGCGCTGTCTTCTTTCGATAACTCTTATAAGGGTAATAAGACATATAAAAGAAATAGATGCAGAAAGTGTAGCGCTAAGAAAGGCGAAAGCTATAAGAAATTTATAAGAAGAGCACATACAAAGTTAAAGCACGCTAGAAAGAAACAAGGTAAAGAATGGGATCTTACACCAGAGATCTTATTTCAGATCTATGAAGAGCAAGACGGCAAGTGTTACCTTTCTGGTAGATGTATGAGCCACACAATAGCGGAAGGCGTTAAGGATCTTAATATTAGTATTGATCGTATAGACCCCGACAAAGGATACACAAAAGAGAATATCTCTCTCTGTTGTGTTAGAGCTAACCTTATTAAACACACGTTAACAAATAGCGAACTAAAAGACTGGACACGGGCAATATGGCAACACCTACAGAACGACAAGAATTATTCATAGCTGAGTATGTAAAGACTAGAAACGGCTTTAAATCGGCAGTTAAGGCTGGTTATAGGGAGAACTCAGCACGGCAACAGGCGTCGCGCTTGCTTACGAAAGAGCACATTTTGAAACGTGTAGAACAAGAAACCCAACAAATTCAAGCCCGTAACAACCTCGATGCTGATTACATCGTGAACAAATTACGACAAGAGGCCGAAGGGATCACACCAGATGCAACTGCGAGCTCGCGGGTTAAGGCGCTTGATCAATTAGCAAAAATTGCTGGTGTCTATGCTCCAGTTAAAAGCGAAGTAGAGGCCAACATCAACCAAGAAGACGACTGGCTAGCAAACCTAGACGAAGAGGAAGAGTTCCACTAGATCTTAGACCAGGCTAAATGGATAAAATAGAAAAGATAGGCAAAAGGGTTAAACAAGATCTCCCTTTCTATGCTTCTAATTTCCTCAGGATCGTAGACAAACAAGGAGAGCGCATTCCCTTTCGCTTTAATCCGTCCCAGTTAGAGGTACATAGAAGACTACAGAAGCAATTAAAGGACACTGGACGAGTCAGAGCATTAGTTCTTAAATCACGCCAGCTAGGTATCTCTACTTACTCAGAAGCTAGATTGTTCTGGAGAGCTGTTACAAATAAGAATGTTAATGCTGTAGTGATCTCCCACCTGAACAGCTCAAGTAAGGCTATCTTTGAAATGATCCGTCACTTCTATGATCATATCCCTCATCAAGCATTCAAGCCTGAGACTGGACAACTAACCCAGACCAGCATTTCTTTTGAGAAGCTAAACAGCCAGTTCCGTGTGCACACTGCAAGAACAGGTGACGTTGGAAGAGGTCAAACGAATAAGTATCTTCATTTGTCAGAAGTTGCGTTCTTTCCTCAAAAAGCAGAGATTGTTGCGGGATTATTGCAGACTGTTCCGCGCCTAGGATCTGAGGTAATACTTGAATCTACTGCTAATGGGGCGGGGGGATGGTTCTATGAGCAGTCACTAAAGGCAATCCATACTATGAATAAGGGGACATCCACAGATTGGGAGCTGATATTCCTACCTTGGACTGACCACTACGAGTACCAAGTACCCCCAGACCCCTATTTTGAGCCCTCCGAATATGAAGAGTACCTTGTTGAAAAATTTGGTTTGAAAAATTCCCAGCTAAATTTTCGCAGACTAAAAATTGCTGAGCTTGGAAGTGAGGATCTATTCAAACAAGAGTACCCCTTAACCCCACAAGAAGCCTTCCTTTTTTCTGGAAGGACATTTGTAGAGAGTACCTACATAGAAAATATTATAGAAGATTGTTTCTCTCACAACAAAGAGGGGGAGATACTGCCCGATGTTACATTCTCTGAAAAGGCTAAAGGACGTTTTAGAGAGTGGCGTGATTGCGAAGCCGACCAAAGGTATTGCATAGGAGTTGATGTAGCCGAAGGGCTAGAAGGTAGAGATTATTCATGCGCTCAGGTTATGGACGCGATGGGTAATCAAGTTGCTTGCTGGCACGGACACATTGATCCGTTCATGTTTGGTGATCTATTGCGTGCATTAGGTCTTTTGTATAACAAAGCTTGGATGGTAGTTGAAAGAAACAACCACGGGCTTACGACAATAAGACGATTGCAAGAACTAGGTTATCCAAACTTGTATGTAGATAGACAGGTAGACAACGCTTACGCAGACAAGATGACTAAGAAGGCTGGGTTCTTAACTACGAGTAAGACGAAGCCAGTATTGATAGATGGACTAGCTACCCTGATTAGACAAGGTGAGTCAGGGATAGTGTGTAAGGATTTGGTGAGTGAGTTGAGGACGTATGTACTGGATGATAGAGGACATACCAATGCCCAACAAGGTTGCCATGACGATAGAGTTATGTCGTATGCATTAGCTTTATGGGGGCTTCAATCTATGCCCCGTAATAGGCGTTTTATACAGAAGCATGACTATGAACCGATAGATGGAGTAATTGGGTATTAATGGATAACTGTTATTTAGGCTGGTTTTGGAACTTTGAAACCAAAGAGTTTGAGAGGTGGCGCGAAAAAAAAAATTTCGACACCTTTTTGACTAACGCAGATGATTGAGTATAGAGGTGAAAAGTTCTCTGGTTATAACAAACCAAAGAGAACACCTAACCACCCTACTAAGTCACATGCAGTTTTAGCTAAAGAAGGTAGCGTTATTAAATTAATACGTTTTGGACAACAGGGAGTAAGTGGAGCTGGTAAAAATCCTAAGTCTGATAAAGATAAAGCAAGGCGCAAATCTTTTAAGGCTAGACACGCTAAGAATATAGCAAAAGGAAAACTGTCAGCTGCTTATTGGGCTAACAAAGTTAAATGGTAATGAAAAAGAAAAAAGGTTTATACGAAAATATACACGCAAAAAAAGAAAGAATTAAAAAAGGTTCTGGTGAAACAATGAGAAAGGTTGGATCAAAAGGTGCACCCACTAAAAAGAATTTTGCAGATGCAAAGAAAACAGCTAAAAAAAGGAAATAATTATGCCACAAGGAAAAGGAACATACGGAACTAAAGTTGGAAGGCCACCAATGAAAAAAGGTAAAAAGAAAGCCTCTAAAAAGAAAGGTTCTAAATAATGCCGCATAGTGATGAAGACTTGGTAATGAATACTTCAGATATGGAGCTTTCAGAAGCAGGTATTGATCTTAAAGAGGTCACAGAAAAAAAGAACCAAGACGCCGAAGAACAAAGCGCAGAATTAAGTTCTTTTGGTGCTAGGTTAAAAAATCTTTATGAAGAATATAAAGACAGTCGTTCTGAGATAGAAGATGAATGGATCAAAGATCTTAGGCAGTATAGCGGTAAGTATGAGCCTGATGTATTAGCCAAGCTTGAGGCACAAGGCAATCGTTCTAAGGTATATGTTGGCTTAACTAGAACAAAGGTTATGGCTGCTTACTCTAGGGTTATAGATTTAGTCTTCCAACCTGGAGAGCCATTCTTTAGCATAGAGCCTACCCCTAATCCTGAAATAGATCCTCTTAGACAGAACCGTATGCTAAACCAAGCAGTAGCTGAAATTATGCAAGTTTCAGGTGCAGAAGATATGTCTGAGGTTGAAGACTTGGTACAGCAAAGATCTATGGAGTTACAACAAGAAATTAGAGACAACGCCAAAGATATTGCCAGAGAAAGTGCAAAACTAATGGCTTTAGAAATAGAGGATTTTTTAGTAGAACACAACACAGATGAACGCATGAAAGATGCAATCTTAGAAATGTGTTTATTTGGCTCAGGTGCAATGAAGGTCGGTACGTTTAAAGTTGAAAAACGATCCCACTGGCGCAGAGGAGCTGAAGGTTATTCCATGATTATGGAAGAAGACGTTGTTCCTGAAGTAGATTCAGTTTCTATATTTGATTTATATCCAGATCCCTATGCAACATCTATGGATAACGCTGATGGTATTTTTAGAAGGCATATATTAACTAGAAAACAATTTGGTGATTTAAAGAATGTAGCTGGCTTTGATAAAGAAAAAGTTAATCTTATGTTGGAAAAGCATTCAGATGGTAACCATGATGAAGCACAGCATGAAAAGGATAGACGTTCTATATCAGGTGTTAATGAATATGCCGAAAGTACACGATTTGAAGTATTAGAGTATTGGGGATGTGTCAGTGGGCATGATCTTTCTGAATCAAATGTAGACTTAGGCAAAGAAGCCAAACTTGAAGATGAGTACCAAGCCAATGTATGGATATGTGATAACCATGTTTTAAAGGCACAAATCAATCCTATTATGGGCGGATACAAAAGCCCTTACCTAATTGTTCCCTATGAAAGAAACCCTCATCAATTTTGGGGTGTAGGTGTGGCTCGTATGATGCGAGATTCTCAGCAAACTATGAATGCAGCTGTAAGAATCTATTTAGACAATACAGCAATTTCAAGCGCACCCATGGTTGAGGTGAATACAGATTTATTGGCAGCAGGTGAAGACCCAACGGATCTACATCCTTGGCGAATCTTTCTCAGGGAGGGGGGTGATGCTCAATTCCCAATGGTTCGTTTTTATCAACCTTCCAATAATGCTTCCTCATTAAACAATATTATAGAATTGTTTAGACGTTTCGCAGACGAGACAACATCACTCCCCAGCTATACCCACGGCGACCAGCAAAAGTCTATGAATCAGACTGCAACTGGTATGTCTATGTTAATGGGGGCAGCTAATGTAGCCCTTAAATCAACTATTAAAAATTTAGACGAGTACATGGTTAAACCAATGATACAAAGCTTGTATCACCATTTTATGGAATGGAGTACTAATGAAGATGCTAAAGGGGATCTCAATATAGTGGCTAGAGGATCTACAGCCTTAATACAAAAAGAAGTGCAGAGTCAGAGACTATTGCAATTCCTATCGCTAGTTAGCAATCCACTTGATGCGTCAATGGTGGATCGCGGAGTCTTATTAAGAGACATAGCTCAATCTTTAGACATTGATGCAGAAAAGGTAATTAAATCAGATGACGAACTCCAAGAAGAACAACAAAGGTTATTACAACAAGCTATCTCCGAGTCAGGCGGTGGCAGTCCTGCAGTTGGTGACTCAACCAACATTCCAGGAGGTGTTGAGCCTCTTCAACTCCCGCTTGGAAACATCAAGGGATCGTCTTGAAAAAGCAAAGACTGAAGAAGAATTTAGAATTGAACAAGGAAGAATACAAGAAATTAGGTTCTTACTTGAATTGGAACATACTGCGAGAGCGGTACATAAGGCGGCTCAAAACCCCAATTAGGGATACCTTTGAGCTTAATTTTAATAAATGTGGATACTCGTATAACGACCCACAAGGAGTTAGCTAGTTTATGGCTACTAGAAATGATCCAGTACAACTGGAGAAAGAAGCAGATGAAGCGCTTGAGCGCATAATGGCAGCAGAAGGGTTACCCGAATCTGAGGCGGAGGAATTAATTACTCCACAAGCAACAGACGAAGATAATAATCAAGAGCTGGCAGATGGCGTTGAAGACTCACCCTCAGAGTCAGAGGACACAGAGATTGATGCGGAAACAGTGGATGCTAAAGCAGAATCAGTTGGGGAAACTGAAAACACTTTAGAAGAATCTGTGGAAGCTGAAACATCAGCTATCGAGACTCCTGAAGAAACAGACAAGGATGGTCAGTCTGTGGACGCAGAAAAACTTGCCCAAGAACGGATAAAAAACGCTCAGGCAAGAATGACAAAAGCAACTCAAGAAGCGGCTGAACTCAGACGTGAGAATGATGAAATCAAAAAGCAACTTAATGAGTTAAAAGACACGATTAGGAGTGAGCAAACTTTGCAAAGCAATGCTGCACTTGACGATCTAAAAAAAGACTACCCTGAATTGGCTAGTCCTTTGATAGATAAGATAGCGCAACTTGAAGCACAGATTACTCAAAGCACTTCCGAATTTAAAGAAGACAGTATGCAAAAAGAGCTTCAAGATCACTTTGCAAATATTAGGGCTAAACACCCCGATATAGACAGTCTGACTGATTCCGAAGACTTTCAAGGATGGTTAGAGCGCCAAACACCCGTTTGGAAGCGAATCTCCAAGGAAGGATCTTCAGATGAAGTCGTCAGTCTACTGGACAAATATAAAACGGAAATGGGTCTAGTGGTAGAGCCATCAGAGACAAAGGAGCAAAAGGTAGCGCGGGCAAAGATTAAAGCTGAGCCTAAATTACCGAAGGCAAGAGAGTCTCAATTAAAGGGCGCAAACAAAAAAATCTGGACTAGAAGTGAAATAGGTTCTCTGTCAATGGAAGACTTTGCTAAAAACGAAGAAGACATTGATAAAGCCTACGCTGAAGGAAGGATTCAATAGTTTGCATATAGTTCATAAACTTAAATAAAGGTGTAAATTATGGCAGCATTCCCATCCGCTGGCGCAAATTCCGCAGCTAATTTTATTTCTGAAGTTTTCAGTAAAAAATTACAAGCGAAATTCTATGCCAATACGGTACTACCACAAGTTAGCAACACTGACTACGAAGGTGAAATATCAGGTCAAGGTAATAAAGTTATTATCAGAACCGTTCCTGATGTCACTGTAGCTGACTACACAGGTACTATCTCGTATGCCGATTTAACCACTACTAAAGTTGAACTGAATATAGACAAAGCAAAGAGCTATGCGTTTAAAGTAGACGATGTTGTGAAAGCACAAAGTAATTTCGATTACTGGAATGCCGCTGCACAAGACGCTGCTGAATCCATGAAACTTGCCGTTGAAACTGACGTGTTTACAAACATAGTCAGCACATTTACACCTGCGGTTGTAGATGCTACTTCAACAACGAGTGCAAATATTCTTGGAAAAATCTTAGATGCAGGACAGACGCTTGACGAAAATAACATCCCAGAGACAGGAAGATTTATCATCCTTTCTCCGCAGTATGTGAATTTACTCAAACAATCTGATCTTAAAGATGCCTCTTTAGCTGGTGACGGGACTTCCATGCTTAGAAATGGTCGTGTTGGCATGATTGACAGATTTACGGTTTACATGAGTAATAACTTACTCAAACCTGCTTCTGGATCAGATGCTAATAAGACTCATACTATTTATGGTCATCCTAAAGCCATGAGCTTTGCTTCTCAGTTCACGAACACAGAATCTGTAAGAATGGAAACTTCTTTCGGTGATGGTGTTAGAGGCTTGAAAGTCTACGGTTACAAAACCGTAGTACCGACAGCTGGTGGTGTGATTAAGTTCAGCGTCTAGTATTAGATAGTTAAAGTAGAACCCCTTGCAGGGTTTATAACTCAACTGCAACGGAGAGAGGTATACCCCGATACGCTCTCTCACTTTTTTTTTAAACCATAATTGGGGAATGAAATTATTTATACAAACTCCACATGGTTTTCGTCATTTAGGCGATCTTGATGAAGACGGTTTTTTTGAACCATCTGTCGAGTTTGAAGAAGTAAATCCACATGAAGTATCTATACCTATGAGTGATAGTGAGATACATCCAGATTCCTTAATGGAGTTATTAGGATTACTTCCAATAGATAATAAAACCATACATTAAAGGTAAATATGGCTACGGTAAAAGTAATAGATTTAATAGATAGAGCAGAAACTGTGTTGCAAGACACAACTAATACGCGTTGGGCGCAAGCTGAACTATTAGGTTATTTAAATGATGCACAAAGAGAAATTGTCATGCAACGTCCTGATGCAAAAGTAACGAATGCAACTTTTACTTGTGCGGCTTCAAGCAAACAAACTTTGCCAGCAGGCGCTTTAAGATTAATAGACGTTATAAGAAACGCTACCGGAAAGGCCGTTACGCAAATTGATAGAAAGGTATTGGACGTACAAAACCCTTCTTGGCACATAGGATCTGGAAATACAACAGTTGAACATTTTATGTATGACCCAACCGATCCAAAGAATTTTTATGTTTATCCTGTACCTACAAATTCAGTACAAATAAACATAGCGTTTAGTGAATCTACTACTGACATTACTATTGCTAATTACGCAACCAGTACAGACACCATAGGCTTAGATGATACTTACGCAAATGCTATTTTAGATTACATGCTTTACAGGTCTTATCAAAAAGATTCTGACTTTGCTGGCAATATGCAAAAAGTAGCAACTCATTATCAATCCTTTGCTAATTCTATAGGGCTAAAAACTAGAGCTGATTTAGTTATTACGCCTCAAGCAAATGAAATGAGATCAGGAATACAGGCGGTTTAGATGGCAAATATAAAATACACAGACTTAGCTTACTTGGTGCAATCAGAACTTCCTGGGTGTCCGTTGTTTGTTATAGAAAGAGCCATGCGTGAAACCGCAATAGATTTTTTTACAAAAACAGACATACACATTCAAGAATTAGAAGAGGTATTAACAATATCAGGAGAAAAAGAATACGATTTAAGCGCACCGCAAGGATCAGACATAAACCATGTGGTTGATGTATTTAGAAATCAGACTCCAGCAAGTAGTTCATACACACCTTTAACAGCAGTAACCATTACTGATTATTACCAAAAACAAGGAAGCGGCAGTCCTCAGTATTACACCATGACAGACAACGATACAATATTGTTAGCCCCTACCCCTTCGACTTCAGAAACGCTTTACGTACTTTATTCCTTAAAGCCCTCACAAACCTCAAGTTCGTTAAATAAGGGTATTGCTAACAGGAACGCAGAATTATTAGCACACGGCACGTTATATCGCTTACAGATGATGCCTGAACAAGCTTGGTCTAATCCAGCATCAGCTGCTAATAACAAAACGCTTTATGACAAACAAATGGGTGATGCCATTCGTAAAGTTAAATATGGTTGGGCAGGTGCAGCGATGACCGCCACTTACAAAAATTTTGAGACAGGATTTTAATTATGGCTTATTCAGACACAATTAATTTAGTCAAAGACGATACAGCACCTGTATTGACAGTAACACTTAAGGATTCCAATGAAGCCGCTACAGGTCTAACACTTGACCCCGACAATGCAGCTACTTGGAAACCTATAGATCTAACTGGTGCTACTGTGCAGATGTTTTTTAGACAGTTAGGTTCTACAATTATTAAAGATACGATTACTGGGGCTATTACGGACGCTACAGGCGGTGAATGTACTTTAGGCTGGAATACTGCTTCTTTAGATACTGCAGGAACTTATGAAGGTGAAATACAAGTAACCTTAAGTTCAGGAAAAATACAGACTGTCTTTGACAAAATTAAATTTAAAGTCAGGGCTGACTTTTAGGACGGGCAGTGGCTTTACGAGCTATTGTCAAAGTATCTGGTTCTTCTACCAGTGCGAATCAATTAGAAAACGGATTAACAGCTGGCTTATCTGTAACCAGTTTTAAAACTAGCTTTGCTTATGTAAACGCTAAAAGCAATTTAACTTTTGCCAATATTATTGCTTCTGTTGTTACAGACTCAGACAGTAAGCATCAATGGTTCTATGATCAATATGCTTTTGCAGATAATCTCACCATACATTTAACTGTAGTTAAGACAGATACCTTTGTATTTACAGATAGCGAAACTTTTAGTTTTAATAAAGGTTTATTAGATACCCCTACTCTGACAGAAAATTTAGCTAGAGCTACAGGCAAGGTTTTAGCCGATAGCCAGTCTTTATCTGATTTGCACAGTATAGGTTTTAGCAGACCTGTAGGATCTACAACCGATGGGTTTACAGACACAGTATCTTTGCATCCGCAATTAAACAGAAGCGATAGTTTCTCTCACACCGATACAGTTGCATTATCTCCTACCAAAGGACTATCTGACACTTTTTCTGTGGCAGAAACCCTTGCAAGAACTGTGTCATATAACTTGGCGCGTTCTGATAGTTTCACTTTAGATGATGTCTTTAGTGGAATGGGAGTTGGGGTTAATAAAGGTAATATCTTTAATTTTTCTGACTCCGCTGTATTTGCAACAGCAAAAGTGTTTTCGGACACGCAAAGTATGGCAGAAAGTATTGCGCTTTCTTTTAGCCTAGTTAAAACAGATAGTTTGTCTATTACTGATAGTGCAAATGTTCTTTACATACCAGGCTCACAAGGACGCTTCAATGCCTTTGCTTTTAATGAAATAACTCTAAATGGGTAACTCAATGATAAAAGACGATGGTTTAAAAATGAAGGGTCGCCTTCAAATATCTCTTAATGACAAAGTAGTACAAGATATAGACAACTTAGTTGTGACCGCTGGTAAAGAGTTTGTGGCTTCAAGAATGAAAGGCACAAGCGCTAGTGTAATGTCGCACATGGGAGTCGGAACAGGTACAACTGCCGCAGCAGCGGGTCAAACGACTCTTGTTACTGAAGTAGATAGAAATGCTATTGATTCCACAGGTGGATCAGGTGCAAATGTAATCTACACAGCTACATGGGCTGCTGGGGATGGAACGGGCGCTTTAACTGAAGCAGGTATGTTTAATGCCTCTTCAGGCGGATCAATGCTGTGTCGCACAGTATTTTCTGTTGTAAATAAAGGTGCATCTGACTCTATGACAATAACTTGGACTGTAACAGTAAGCTAAAAAGGGAGTAATTTAAGTGGGCGTAAAATTTAGTAACAACGCCAAAACTACTCTATCTGCAAGCGTAAGCACTAGCGCAACAAGCGTATCAGTTGCAAGTAGTTCTGGCTTTCCTTCCCTGAGTGGAGGTGATTATTTTTATGCCACAATGGTGCAGCAATCTGATGATACTGCACTTGAGATTGTAAAAGTTACCGCCGTATCAGGCACAACATGGACAGTATCTAGGGCGCAGGATAATACCAGCGCCACCGCTTTTGCGAGCGGAGATAAAATTGAATTAAGAGCATCGGCTGGTGTTTTTATAGATCTTTTTGCGGAAAAAGCCCCAATATCCAATCCAACATTTACAGGCAATATCACCATAGGTAGTGCTGAAATAAGTGAAACCGAATTAGAAATCCTTGACGGGGCAACCTTAACTACAGATGAACTGAACAAATTAGATGGTACAACCGCAACGGCCTCCTCTCTTACTTACGGAAAAGATTTATACGACTCAGGCGTAACCGCAGCAGAGTTTGATTACTTAGATGGCGTTACCTCCAACATACAAACACAAATATCCACTAAACTAACTACGCCTTCAGGTTTCGCTAGAGGCAGCGTCATTATTGGAGATTCAAGTGGCAACCCAGCTAACTTAGGAGCTGGAGCTAATGGATACGTTTTAAAGTCAGATGGCACAGACGTAACTTGGGCTGAAGACGAAAAAACAACCACAACTAACTTTGTCAAAAATGCTTTTACTGGTGATAACACCACTACGGCATTTACGTTATCACAATCACCTAACAGCGAAGATAACTTAATAGTATTTATAGAAGGTATATTCCAAAATCAGGGTGACTATACTTTAAGTGGTACAACCCTTACCTTTGATGAAGCACCAGCCTCAGGCAGAAAAATTGTTGCTTATCATGTTAAGGCAGCAGTATCAGGTGCTAACTTAAACCACGATCAATTTACAGCTTCAGGAAGTTCTACATTTACGCTATCCATAACCCCAATCAACGAAAACAATACACAAGTATTTATTGATGGTGTTTATCAGCAAAAAACAGATTACTCAGTATCAGGAACAACACTAACTTTTGATACTGCTCCAACCAGCGGAGCAATCGTAGAGGTAATGACCTTTACACAAACAGAAATAAATGTACCTACCACAGGGTCAGTCGTAACAGCCTCTATAGCTAACGATGTTAATTTAAATGGAAACCCTACAACTACGACTCAATCTGCTGGTAATAACACAACCAGAATAGCGACTACTGCGTTTGTAGAAACAGCCGTAAGCAACTTAATAGATTCAGCTCCAGGTACTATGAATACCCTGAATGAAATTGCTGCTGCTTTAGGAGATGATCCTACATTTACAACAACAGTCAATAATGCGATAGCCACAAAACTACCACTATCAGGTGGATCTATGACAGGTGATTTGATACTCGGTGATGACGATAAAGCTATCTTTGGAGCAGGTTCAGATTTAAAGATTTACCATACAGCAACAGGTAATCACTCAATTATTGAAGAAACTGGTGGAGGCAACTTAGTAGTTAGAACTGATGGTGCACACATTGAATTTGATAAAGGCTCTACAGAATACATGGCAAGGATGATACCTGATGGCGCAGTTGAACTTTATTATGATTCTGCTTTAAAACTAGCGACAACCAGTACAGGTATAGAAGT